ACGAGCCGGAACGAGGTCGCGGGCTCTTTGTGGTTGCTGTTTACGGTAGCTCCCATAGCTTACTCCTTCCTGCTTACGCGGACGGTCGGTATGCCGTCATCCGCGCTGTTCGTGGTCTTGTCGGTAGCCCCGCCGTGCTCGACCCGGTTGAGTTCGGACTCACCGTCCGCCCGCTGCGCGTTCAGGACCTTCATCACGGCGTCGTCCTTGAGCGCGTCGGCCGCGTTCTTGAGCGCATCGCCGGACAGGCCCTTGCACTTCTCGGCGGCGTACTTGTGCGCCGGATTCTCGACGTCCTGCCCGCCCGCATTCTTGACCGTCTTCGGCCCCGCGACGACGGCGACCGCCTTCTCAATGGCGAACTCGGCATTTGCCGCGTTCTCGGTGATGACGGCCTCCAGGCGCTCCAGGGGCTTGTCACCGAGCTTCTCGTTGAGGACCTTCACGGTCGCGGCGTTGGCCTCGTCCTGCGCGTTGCGGATGAGGCTTTCAAGCCCCACGCCCTTCGCGATGTCGGCGAGGGTAATCTGCGAGTTGGCGATCGCGTTCTTGAGAATCGCGAGGGCCTCTTCTTTGGTTTCCACGGATTTACCTCCGTTCCTTTGGTTGGTTGATCGGTCGATCATGGATACGAGATCCCCAAGAGCGGAGCGGTCATCCTCGTTAGCGCGGGAGAGCATTACCCTCAGCGCGGAACGGTAGACGCGGCCGTTTTGGATCGGGTTTCCGTCGACCTTGGTTTCCCTATCGAAATCCCCTGCCTCGATGAGCGCCTTCGCGGCATCGAGATCCAGGGAGGCAGAGGCAGAATTGACGACTTGGGACATGGCGCCTTTCTCGACGGCATCGTTGCGCTCGTCGCCGAGGCTCCCTGTTATGTGGTACTCTTCCACGCCGTCCGAGTTGGTCTTGACCGTGTACTTCGGCCGCATGACGAGGGAGTAGTTTCCGAGGCGCGCCCGAACGTCGCGGATGAATCCGTAGTTCTCGGTGGTGTAGCCCTTGGGGGGAATATACATCTTGAAGTAAGCGGTGCCTGACTTCCCGTCTGCGTCGTAGACGGTCTTTCCGCCGACCATGTAGAAGTCGTTGGATGGCTTCGGGCTCCACTCGTGCCCAAACTTCGATCCGGGGATCGCCCCTTCTTTCGTCTTGCTGATGAAGGAGTCGAACGCGGCCCCGTGGTAGATTCCGATGGATCCGTATCGCAGACCATTCCCAGTCGCGGGGAACCTAATGGCCTGGATGGAGAAGAAAGGCTCGGGGTCGTCCCGCGTCAGCTCGTTCATGATGGCGGGCAGGGTGAGCGTATCGATGGTGTCAGCAGCCGGGAGCTTCCCTTTCGTGGCGGCGTAATTGAATACGAGCAGGCCTTCCGGCGCTCCGTCATTCCAAACCATTCCATTCTGTTTCAAGATTCCACCTCCACGGCCGGGGCTTCCCACTTCTCAAGCTCTTCGCTCCACGCATACCCGAGCGCTTCCAGAACTCTCGACGCATCTGTATTCTTGCTTTCGTACCAGATCCATTCATCGCCGTATTTGTAAGCAAGCCAGCGCATTTCTTCAGGTCGCTTCTTGACTTCATACGGAAGGCGAAATAAAGCTCCATTGAATCCAGAGGTCCCGGCAGGGTAAAAGGCAACAGTCCCATCACCGTGATTAAACAGACCTGCTGATCCGCTTGGTGCCTTGGCTGTAAGTTCATCTCGGGTCATCACGCGGCCCCCTTGTACTTCTCGTCGTACCACTTGTCGAGATACGGCACACTCTCGCCGTGGATAAACTTGCGGCGCAGGTCGGCGACGAATTCCTTGCGGTCGCGGAGGCGCGGGCGCACTGAACAGCCGCAATGAGGATGCGGATACGTCGGAACCTGGTCGGCCTTGTACGGCCCGCCCGCGGCAAGCTCCGCGCACGAGCACGGCCAGTCTTCGCGACCCGGAGACAGCACCCAGTCAAAGAACCCGGAGCACCCGGGATTGATCTCACCGGCCGCTATGCCAGCGTCCTGGAGCGATGCGTGGAGTTCAGAGCGCACGAGGCGCGTAGCCCGCCAGTCCACGCGACCGGGGATGCGCTTGGCGAACTCGGCGGTCCCGCGCTCCAGCTTCCCCCATCTCTGAATGAGCGCTACCTTCCCGTCGGCCGTGTACGCCTGGATATCCTTGGCGATCTTCGCCGGGTCGCGGCCCTGGGCGATACCAGCGGCAACGGTCATGCGGATGCGCTCCAGCCAGTCGGCGCGGAGGTTCCAGCAACGCTCGCTGAACGTGTAGCCGTCGGACCAAAGCCGCGTGACCAGGCTCTCGACGAGCTTGCGGTTGACGCCAGTGACCATGCGGCCGATGACGGCGGAAGTGATGCTCTTCCCAGCGCCAGCCGCAGAAACGGCAGAGAGCAGGTAGTCGGCGTCGACCTTGGCGTACAGGCTGCCAGAGTCGGTGACGAGCTTGGTCCCGATGCGCTCCACACCGCGAGCCATGTCCTCGGCCGCGTCTCGGAGTTGCGCCTCGATGGACGCCCAGCGTTCGACGGTTAGCTCGGAGAGCCCGCGCTCCAGGGCGCGCTCGACTACCTTCGCCGCTTCGTCCGCGGCCTCGCGGTAGACGCGGGCGATCTCGGCGCGGGACTTGATGGAGAGGTTCGCGGCCTCGCGGCGGGCCTCGGCGTAGAGGCGAGCGTACTCGGCGGCGGACGTCGCGCCGGTACCACGCTCGTTGAGGACGGGGGAGGAGGCGACGAAGGTGGAGGCGGAAAGGCGGAGGGGCATCATTTCAAAGTCTGACATTCGGAGGATGTTCAATGCCGACCTCCAGCCATATTGAAAAGCAGTCCTGCTTGTTCGACGGTGAGGAGTGACTCGCTGGTGAAGAGAGGCAACACAGCTTCCACTGACTTGATCGGGATGACCCCGCCCTCAGCAAATCCGGCAGGAACAAGTCTTTGTGCCGCCTCAGTGGCGATTCTGCACGCCTCAATGTAATTCAGCGTGAGCATAGTCACGCGCCTTGCGTACTTAAACAGTGGCCACGCCATCTTGTAGGCCCTGCGCTTAAGAATCGTCTTCCTGGTCACGGCTTCCGCCTCCTCAGCCACGCCTCGAAGAAGAGCGAGACGAACGCGACCGCGAGCCACAGGATGGCGAGAGGAACCGAAATCCTGGAATCTACCCAAGGCTGCGATCTCCAGGCATCCTCTCCGATGATGTCGGAGAAGAGCGACATGGACGAGAACGCCACGAGCACCCCGCGCCAGAAAGCCATGGAGGGCCGCTTCACTTCTTCCCTCCCGCCGCCGCGATATCCGCCGCGAGCGCGTAGTCTTCGAGCGCCGCGCGGTGCACGGCCATCTCGCCGAGCCCGGCCTTGAACTCAGCAAAGTCGTCGGGCGTGGCCTTCGGGAAGGTCGCTTCCCAAAGGGAATGGAGCATCTTGTCCGTCAGTCCAGCCTTATCGATGAGGGCCGCCACGCCCTGAGCGAAGTTGAGGAATATCTTCGACTTGGTCTCAGCGCTGATGCTCTCTAGCTCGTTCCAGCCCATCTTGAACGGCTTGTATGTCTCGCCGTACGCGACCGACAGCACGCGGAGGCTTTGCGCATAGAGCTCGTGGTACGGGGCAGTGACCTCGTCACGGATCTGGTCCACGTGCTTGACGCCCTTCTGTACCTGGTTATCTCCGTCGGCGTGGTTGCCAGTGAGTGAAAGGCCCCAGAAAATTTCCGGGATTCCCGAACCCTCGACTATCTTCCAGTATTTCCGCTCCAGGGCCTTCTCGTGGGCGGACGTGGCGCCTTCTGGCAGATACAGCATGGCGGTGGCTTCGTTGAGCCGGTTGATGACGAGGTCTTCCGTGGCTATATCGTATTCCGCGGCTTCTGCCTCTGTTGCAAGCCCGTTCTCTTCGCGCCACGTCTTCGGGCTCTCAACGTTCTGGACCTGCTTCGGGACGAAGCGAGTGAGGATGTTCGACACGCGATAGTCGGTATCGTGGTAGTCCTTGAGGTCGCGGATGATGCGGGCGAGCGCCGAATACCCGCGGACCTCGTTCTCGTCGGCGTCGTGCGCGAACGCAACCGGAAGCCCGCCGGCGACGTTGAGCGCGGAGTAATCGACGGCCTGCAACGGCCTCTCGCCGTACCAGCGCACGTCGACGCGATCGCGGGTGTAGGTACGCTTCCGCTGACAGAGGGCAACGCGGTTCTCGCCAGTCGCGAGCTTGATCATCTCGTCGGTGAGGATCGATACCGGGCGCCCGGTTATGACGTCGATGATGATGTCCTGGACCACCTTGTCCGGGATCTCCTCCCAGGCGATGGTCATGGACTTGGAGTCGAAGCGCGGGAACCGCCATGCGGTACCGACAAGGAGGAAGGAGCGGTTGATCTTCGGGATGACAGGGGACATGGCGTCCGTGATCTCGTTCAGGCGCTGTTGCGTGAGAGGATCGTCGTCGTCCGCCTTCGGCGTCGGCAGTCCCATCATCTGCACCGGGAGGTTGATCGGCGTGAATGCGAGCGGGCTTGCGAACTGGAGGCCCATCCACGTGCCGTGGTAGAGGCCGCGCAGCATGTCCTCGTTCGCCTGCAATCCGCCGGTGAGGTCGCGGTGTCCGGGGCGATGGGCATTCCGCTTCGTAGGGGTGTACTTCTCCTGGCCCTTGTCCCAGGAGAAGGAGAACGGGCCGACGCCAAAGGTGAAGCTCATACCCACACTCCGGCGGCAACCAGCGCTACCAGCTTATCAATCGCGACATCCTCGTCCATGGGAGCGAAGCGACGATCTTCGACGACGGCCAGCATTTCAGACGGAGCGAGACCGCCGCGACTATCGAGTTGGGAGAGGGTCTGTCCGTGGTTGGCTATAGCCTGCGCCTCGTGCGGCATCATGAACGACCAAGGAACTGATGGGAGGCGTGTATGCCTTTCTACCTCTCTGAAGTTTCTCGATCCCATGTATAGAACAGAGAATTGATCCGGGCTGTTCATGCGTGCCTCCGGGCCCTGCGCGAGGCCATGATCGAGCCCATCTCGGGGTCGGCGGGAGTGGCCGATGTCAGAGCGTTGAATCCGCCGGCGGCGGCGTCGGCCTGGTCGTCGTGCCCGTATTCCTTGGGGTTGTCGGTGACAGCGACGAGCTCATCGATGAAGGCGTCATTCCAGTCGCCACGAAGCAGCTTCACATTGCCGGCCTGGACCTGAGCCGAAAGCGGCTTCCATCGAGTGACCTTGTCTTGGCGGGCAGGGTACGCACGGACGTTGAACCCTGCTAGGTCGCGTACGTAATCCTCAGCCTCAGCTTTCCCGGCCTGGCCTGGGTCCTGCTCGATTCCGATATCGCAACCGTGGCCGTCCTGGCTCGCAGTGTTCTTGACCTTGGTCTTGACGCCGAGGGCGCGCTCACGAAAGCGGGCGACGTCGGAGATGTAGAACAGTCCGTCGAAGCCGCGATTGATGCAGACTCCAGCGGTCCAGTCCGGATCCGGACTGGACTCGCCCTGTTCCGTCGCCGCTCGGTCCCAGTACCGGATCGATTGCACGATCTCGGGCATCGCTTCCACGATCTCGAAATCGGAGCGGGCGAAGATCATGCCGGCGCTGGCCCGCGCGTTCCAGTTACCGCCAAGGAGTTGCTCGCGCTCCCAGCGCGGCAGGGCCTTGAGCTTGGCGAGGTATCCGGGATCCTTCGTGAGAAGGGCCTTGTTGTCATAGACGGACGCGGGGATGAAGGTAACCGAGAGCGGATCCACGTCGGCCCCGAATCGCTCTACTAGTTCCTCGCGGGAGTCTCCCCACGTGATGTCATCGCCGATGCGTACGAACCAGCGCACGACGCCGGAGCGATCAAGGATCGGGAGACCGGTATCGTCGTCGATCCACCACGCGATGAAGGCCCGCACCCAGGAATCGGGATCAGGGTTGCAGGCGGCGCGGACATAGGACCGAACGCCGCAGGTGCTGCGATTGCGGCTGAGCATGTAAAAGAACTGCCGCTTCGTAAACTGCGTGAGCTCGTCGAACAGAATCAGCGCGATCTGCGAAGACTGCCAGTCGTGGACCGTGTCCTCGTACTGCATGTGATGGAATCCTACGCGGGCGCCGGAAGGGAATTCCGCGACGTGGTTCGGAGACTGGATCAGCGAGGCGCCCATAGGCCGGTAAAGCTCATTCGCCTTATCCCAGGCGCTGCCCTCAGCGGTGATCTGCGGCATCGAGCGTCGGAAGTAGACTGCGCCAAACTCAGTATTGTCGATATGCCGAAGCGGTTCCAGGAGAAGACCAAAAGTCTTTCCGCCGCCAGCCGCGCCTCCGTAGATAGCGATGTCAGCGGAACTGGAAAGGAAATGCTCCTGGGGACCTGGCTGCGGGCGGATATCAGGCATCAGTCGGCTCCGGCTTGGGTCCGTCACCGCGGCCATTGTCGGGAATGTAGACCCTAGTGGTCTCGACCGAGGTCTTCTTGGTCTCGGATTTGTCGACCATCGAGAACTCCCCGCAGTTGGCAAGGGCGCGGATGATGAAGGCTCCGCGTGATCCCTGGGCCTTCGTGATCCGCATGCCGGCTTTCTCAAGCTCTGATGCCTTCTTCGCCAGTAACATCTCCTTCACGGCGACGATGTCGAGGTGCTCGTAAAGCCGCTGATTGCTGATGCAGTTCAGGTAGCAGAACTCGGCGATCGACGGGTACTTTGTCTTTTCGACGTACGCCCAGAGAAGGTCCGCGACCTGCAGGATCTTCTCCTCGGTCCAAATATCGGCTGTCCCGAGTGGACGCCCACGGAGCTTCTTTCCCCGGGGCTTGGCTTTCTCCGCGGGCTTCTTACCGTGATTCGAGGTAGCGGTGGTCTTGGCGGGATCTATTTTTGATTTCGTCGCTACACGGCGGCCCTTCTGATCAGAGGCTCCCGAAGAAATCCCAGTCGCGCGTTTCTCCTCCCCCGCTTCCTTCTGGAGATTTTGGACCTTCGCGCCTTCGCCGGTTTTATTCGTCATGCTGATGTCTCCAAGATGTAACGCTATTGCGTGTTTTGTCAAGCGTTTGAATAGCTATTGCGTTTTACATGAAACGCTTTACCCAACCTCGCGCTTCCTCAGCGCCTCCGCGGCGTCCTTGAACACGCTCAGATTCAGCTTATCCGGCGACTTCGCCCAGAACCCGAAGGCTTTGTCGTAGGCCCATATCGATCCGCAGGCCTTGCACCCGTACTCGTCGTCTGAATATTTCCCGAGCGCGATTCCGCAGTCGTCGCATAGCTCCGGCGGTGGGTCGCGCTCTGGCGACTTCGGAGTAGGCGGTTTCTGGTCCCGGTACTCTTCGGGCATGGTCGCGAATGCCCCTTCCCCCAGAAGCGCCGAACGTGCGAAGGCTCCCGGCTTCTTCGCGTCTGCCTCTGCCCTCCTGATCACGTAGGCGATGAAGGCCGTTCCGAGGTCCTCGGTGTTGAGGCGCACGGTTATGTCCTCAAGGTCCTGGGTACTGAGTCGGATCTGGAACGGGGCGAGCTGGACCGCGTTCTTGACTTGATCCGTAAGGATTGAAGCAGCAGCAGGCAGCGGGCCGAAACCGTCATCGACGTGGTCGTCGGGTTTGGGCTCCTCCTGCATGCTGCTAAGTTTAGGTATAGGTGAAGAGTAAGAGTTAAGAGTGCTAGTAGGTCGGGCAGACGGTAGGGGGCCTATAGGGGGCCTTATGGGGGCCTTGGGTGACGGTATGGGGACCGCATCATAGCGATAGTTAATTTCTTTCAGTGAAAGGAGTACGTTTTCGGGAAGTTCTGAGAGCACGCGGTCGATGCCAGCCTTTGTATCTTTTGAGGTTGTGCGCTGATACTTCGGCCAATTCGGGAGGATGATGTACTCGTCGACGAAAGCGGCCTTTCCCGCGGCCTGGAACTCCTTGAGGATATCGGCTATTTCAAGCTGCGAGAGACCGGTATCGAAGGCGATCCTCCTGTACGTGATCTTGTAGACGCCGGCGATATTCGTAAGGGGATTCGTGAGAAGGTACATGAAAAGGAGCTTCGCGTTTGGAGCGAGCTCTTGGATCCATGCGTCATCCCAAAATGATGTTGCTACGTAGCGCTGAGTGCTCATGGTTCACCTCTTCAAAAGATGCGGCATCCTGGTCTTGATCATTCCCACGACCTGCCAATATTGGAGCCTAAAAAACTCACCGTGAACCTTGTAATATGAGAGCCTCTTGTGGATCGCCCGCTCTTCCGCGTAGAACATCGACCCGTGTTGAGCTATGAAAATCTTCCCGATCTTCCCATGCTTCTGGAGGCTCATGATGCGATGCCTGGGATTTGCCGTAATCCCAATTTTGAGGAGATCCCCAATCTCGACGACATACACGCGCTTCATTGAAGGGCTGCATGCCATAAAGCCAAAGGCCGGCCTTCGGTAGTTTTCTTTCATCTCCTGGAGGCCGGAATACTCGCACTTCGACTCGTCGCGTTCTTCCCACTGATCGATAATCATTCTGTCCGTCCTTAAAACGGGATATCGTCCTTGAATCCGTCGTCCCCCGGCTCCCCGAAGCCGTCGTCTCGGTGGTTGCTCGCGGCCGCTGCTGGTGCGGGATTACCCGCTGGTGCAGGGCCTCCAGGGGCCGCTTGCCCGCCTCCGAGAAGCTGAACGTTCGCGGCCATGATCTCGACCTTGCTCCGGTTCTGCCCGTCCTGCTCCCACCGGTCTTGCCTGAGTTCGCCTTCTACTGCGATCTGCTTTCCCTTCACGAGGTATTGATTGATGGCCTCGCCAGACTTGCCGAAAAGAACGATATCAAAAAAAGAAGCCTCTTCCTGCCAAGCGTCTCCGCGTTTGACTGATCTGTTTACCGCGATAGAAAACTTGCATACTGGTTGACCGCCTTGGGTGTATTTGAGCTCTCCATCCCTGGTAAGTCTTCCTATCAGGATGACGTGATTTACATCTTTCATGCGTTACTCTCCAGTTGGCTTTTAGTTCGCCTTTTCTTTCCAAGGTGAGCTCTTATTGTATTTTCGCTTTGTGTTATCCACCGGCAGTTTCCTGGAGCGTACGGGCCGCTCGATTCAATCCTGTCGATGGTTAAGGTTGGAGCGTATCCATTTGCTACGGCCCAATCTTTGAACGGTTCAAACAGCTTCCACTCATTACAAATACAAACCCCGGCCCCACCATAGTATTTGTATGAGGTGTGCTTAACGTTCAGGCAGCGCTGCCGCATGTTCAACCAAATACTATAGAGGCGAGACTTCGCCATCCCATGCCTTACGTTTAGTTCGTGAGACCTTTCTTTGTGCAGGCATCCACAGCTTGCCACGTGTCCATCTTGGAGATGGTCACCACGAACCTTTAGGGTTGATCCGCACTCACAGACGCATTTATAGTAGGTCTTTCCTGCTCCAGGTATTCTTGATACAACAGTGAGCCGACCTGACTTCATCCCGAGGTAAATTCCCAATATGGCCTCTTTCAGTCGAACAGCCCCGGCCCTTCCGGGTCCTTGGCCACGGCGGCTACTGGAGCCTCCGGCTTGATCTGTTCCTCCACGTACCGACGCGGCAGCGTGAAGCCGTCCTCGTCCTCTGTGCGCTCAATGGCGTCCTTTACCGCGGCCGGCGAAGGCTTCCACCGCACGAGGTCAACTACGTACCCCTTCGCGGGGCCCCCGAGCGCTGACGCGGCGGCGAGGGCTGCGGCAGCGTTCGGGTATGGGTCGCCTACCTGCTCACTGGTCGTGGTATCGAATACAGCGTGGGTGAGGGCGGTCATGGGGATGGCTCCTCGCCTTCCTCGTCCTTGTAGGCGAACGGAACTTGCTTGATCGGCTTCCCGCATCCCGGGCAATGCCGGTAGTGGTTTTCCTTAGGAGTTCCTTCAAACAATGTCCACGCCTCTCCGCACGAAGCGAACCAATTCCCTGAGCCTTCGAGGCAGTAGCCTTCCTCTGTCCAAGTGCAGGGCTCGACGGTTGCGGGCTCTGTGGCGGCCAGGGCTTTATCTGCGATAGTCCAGGCTTCAATTGCCCCGTCGTTCAAGTGCCGGACATCATCATCGTCGTAGTTGCCCATGTTTAGCTCGGTATCGTTCAGTGCCTCCTTCACTCCGTCAAGCGCTTCCCTCAGCTTCTCCACCGCCTCAAGGGCGCGGTTTCGCTGGGCGGCTACGACCTCGATAGTTTCGCGGGCTCGGGTGAGTTCATCTTGTAGGCTAACAATTTGTTCTCCTCGCCTGTTGTTCTC